CCTCTTCCTCTTCCTCTTCCTCTTCCTCTTCCTCTTCCTCTTCCTCTTCCTCTTCCTCTTCCTCTTCCTCTTCCTCTTCCTCTTCCTCTTCCTCTTCCTCTTCCTCTTCCTCTTCCTCTTCCTCTTCTTTTGCTTTGCTTACTTCATCTTCTTTTGCTTTGCTTACTTCATCTTCTTTTGCTTTGCTTACTTCCTCTTCTTCTTCCTCTTCCTCTTCATCATCTTCTTCCTCTTCCTCTTCATCATCTTCTTCCTCTTCCTGTTCTTTTACAATATTATTAGAAATATTTGTTAATTTGACAATTTTTACTTCTTTTGTAGTATTTTTGCTAGATTTGACTTCATTTACACTAATAGTAATATTGTCTTTGTTTTCTTTTAACAGTTCATATTTTTTTACTAATTCGTCATAGTCATCCACAAGTTTAATATATTTAGTATTTAATTCAACATATTCGGGTAATTTAAATAGAAACAACTTCAAATTTTGTAACAATTCATTATTTGTTTTATTTTTTTCTACAAAAACAGTCAAATTAACTTTCAACGAATTTGTAAGATCAGACGATAATTTATTGATTAATTCTACTAAGTCACTATCCATATTATAAAATGTAATGATTTATATTTTAAATAAGTTTAAAATATAATTTAAATCAATTTTATAAAAAATTTTGACATAAAAAATTTTGACATAAAAAATTTTGACATAAAAAATTTTGACATAAAAAATTTTGACATTAAAAAATTTTGACATAATTATTTGACATTTATTTTATATAATTTATTATTTACCGACTTATTATTTACAGATTTATTATTCAATATATAATCTTCATTTTCGTCATATAATTCGGGTAATAATTTAGACAATGGTTTTTCAACTATTAACAATAGTCGTTCGTGTTTTAATAGTTTCCTGTATTCTTGAATATTTAAATTCCCATAAAATTTATCTAAAGTATAAAACGGTGAAGGTGCCAATTTTATATTTTTTTCATAATTATAAATTTTACTATATATACTATTTAATAAGTAATATCTCTCAAATTTTTGCGATGACTCTATATTTTCGTTCATTAAATATGAACAAGCACATTCTGGACTACAAAAATTACCATAACAATAATATACATTTTTCATTTCATATTTAGGAATCATTATCGAATCATTATCGAAACAATATGTGCACCAGAAGCACGCGCCTTTCTTATTAACATTGTTTGTTTTTAATTGTTTTGAAAGATCTTCGAGTTTTTTTGATATAATTTTATTATATAAAAGTTTCTCACTGGTATTAATTTTTCTATCAAAACTATTATCTTCATAAATCATAGTGTCTTCGTTATTCAAATATTGCTCATTGTTTAAACTTTGTTCGTTATTTATACTTTGTTCATTATTTATATTTTGCTCATTGTTTATACTTTGTTCATTATTCAAACTTTGCTCATTATTTTCTATATAATCATAATTATTAATTATGTTATCAAAGTCTTTTATATTATAGACTATTGGTGAGTAATTTAGTTCTCCTATAATTATATCTCTTAATTTACAATTTAAGTGTAGAATTATGTTAGGTTTTTGGTTTAGTTCAACTATTATTTTTTTCTGTTCTATAATTTTTCCTCCTTTAGGTTTTCTACCTCTTTTTTTATGAATAATATTTTTACATATATCTGTGTTTATTTCATTTGTATATGTATTAGCATTGTGGCAAGCATTGTTGTTAGCATTGTGGATTGAAATGTCTAAACAATTGTTCGATAATTCCAATAGTTTCAAATTCTCGTAATACAACTTCGGTTTTCTGCCTTTTTTTTTAGGAACCATATTATTTTAAATAAATTACTTATAATTTATATTGTTTTAATTTATTATTTAAACAATATAAATTATTAATACTTAATATTAGAATTTTAATACTTAATTATGAATAGCAGTATTAATTGGAATGAAAAATATCGTCCAAATAATTTAGAAAAAATCATACTTAGTAATTACAATAAATTATTGATAAATAATATTATTGAAAAAAATTATTTTCCAAATTTACTTTTATATGGTCCTCCGGGGACTGGCAAAACTACAACAGTTATAAATTTAATAAATAGTTATTTGAATAAATATTATAGCGATAATAAAAAACAAATAGTCCATTTAAATGCTTCACACGAACGAGGGATAGAAATAATTAGAAACAACTTATATACATTTGTTGTGAGCGATAATCTATTTTTTGAAGGTCCTAAATTCATTATTTTAGACGAGGTTGATTATATGACAAAATCTGCCCAATTAGCTTTAAAATATTTAATAGAATATTATAGTAATTATAATGTAAGATATTGCCTAATTTGTAATTATATTACAAAAATAGATAACAATCTACAAAGTTATTTTTGTAAATTAAAATTTAATAATATACCATTTGAAGAAATACATACTTTTTTATCTAATATTTGTATTAATGAAAAATTAACACTATCGACAGATTATTTATATCATATTATATATTTATTTAAGAATGATATAAGAGCAATGATCAATTTTTTACAATTGAATAATAATAATATAATATATTTCATAGATACTAATGTATATGAAAAGTTATATTCTATAAATTTAAATGATACTTATGAGGTTTTTAAAAAGAATTTTATAGCAATGGAGAAAAAATATAAATTTAATTACATTGAGTTTATAAAAATGTATATTTTTAATATATTAAAAAATAATATACATAATATTAATACTACTAAAATAAATTGTATTGAGTTTTTTGTCTACAATTATAATAAATTGAGCGATAAAAATATTATAATGTATAATTTATATAATTTATTCAAACTTTAAATAAATAATTTAAACAAATTATTTAAATAAATAATTTAAATTATAATTGAAATAATTATTAATTAAATTTAAACTACAAAACATGAATGTTGCCACGGAAAATGAATGGCTTTATTTTCTAGAAAATAACAATAACAATAGTAATTTTGCGAATTCTAGTAATAATTTAAATTCTGATAATGTTAATATAGATACTAATATACCTAGTTGTGATATACAAAAAGTTATACCTGAAAAGAATTTTCAGAAAAATTGCTCAAATATATATATATCGACAAAAACAAAAATTTTATTTCTGAACACAAGCATTGATATTTTTGAAACTTTTTGGGTTTTACCAATTACAGATTATGATAAGCAAGAAATAGGGATTGTTAAAAAACAAATTAAATTATCTTTTGATGTTAAAGAAGATTATGCTAAGATGTTGTTAAAATTAGATAATATTACCAATGTTCATAATAAAATTATTACTCATATTGATGCTAATAATCGTTTTAAGCATGTGCGAAAAATCAGCATTGGTTTATGTAAAAAGGATTTACTATATGCGCGTAATAAAGAAAAAAGTGCGTTTTACAATTGTTTTGTATTGTCATTAAGAATAAATATTGAGGGTGCTTTTAAAGAGATGCATGTTAAAATATTTAACACTGGAAAAATTGAAATTCCGGGTATTCAAAATGATGAGCAATTAAATATTATTATTAATAATCTTTTATTAATATTAAATAAATATGTTGATCCCAATATTGTGTGTAATTACAAAAATACAGAGGACGTTTTAATAAACTCAAATTTTAATTGTGGATTTTATATTAATAGAGAGATTTTATACACCATATTACGAAATAAGTATAATATTAATGCCATTTACGATCCTTGTTCTTACCCGGGAATCAGGTGTATTTATTATTGCGATAATAATACTACGAAAATCTCATATATGATATTTAGAACAGGAAGTATTTTGATTGTGGGAAAATGTAATGAAGACACGTTAAATGTTGTTTATGAATATATAAAAAATATATTATCGTGTGAATATGAAAGTATATTTAATGAAGGATCAAAAGTTAAAGAATTACATAGCAAAAAAATGAAGAAAAAATTCGTATATATTGAGTAAATGCCAATTGAATGAATATAATTCATCAAAAATTGTTAGTTGTTGTAAATAAATTGCTTACCATATTGTGTATATTATTCGCCATATTATTTGCCATATTATTTGCCATATTGTTTGCCATATTGTTTGCCATATTATTTGCCATATTGTTTTCTATTTTATCTCTCAATTGTAATACATTGTTGTTGATTTCTGATATATTATTATTATGTATTACATAGTTTCGCAGTTTTTTTTCTAACTCTTCAACATTATTTAATTTTTTTATTACAAATGAATTAATATAATTAGTGTCGTTAATTATTTGTGCTTGATCATTTTCAATAAAATTTCTATTATATGTTAAATAAAAAAAATTACATAAAATATTGAAATAAGTATCTAATTCTTTATTTTGATTTTGTGTTATATTTTGGGTGCTTTGTTTCTTATAACTTAATACTGTTCTTTTATAAGTAAATAATACAGCATCTCTCAAATTTAATTCCATATTCATCGAATTTAAATTTATTTGAATCAAAAATTCAATATAATATATATATGCTTTTTCGACTATTAATGCTAGCTCATTAATATTTTCGCAATAAAAAAACAGAAGCATGTAAATATTTTTTAATAAAAATAACCCTTTTACATATAGCATCTCTAAGTAATTTGGTTTATTTAGATATCTTATTAGCAAATTTTTATAGAAAACATTTGTGTAATTTTTTAATAACTTATAAAACTCGTCGTAGTTCTCTGGTGTGTCCATTTTATAATATTCAAAAATATAATATTCGATTAAATCAATTAAATCAATTAAATCAATATTAAATCAATTAATATAATATATAATACCAAAAAAACAATTTAAAGTTTTTAACAAATACATTTATATAAAATGAGTAGTGATAATGATAAATTAGTGTTGCCTCCTTCTAGTATATGGAATCAAATAGCCAAAATATCAATCACAGAAGATAAACCTATTATGCTAGATTATTGGACGGATTCTCTTGAAAAAAAAGTTCTAATAGGTGTTAAGGAAAATAAAGAAAAATTATTAGTTAAAAACGAAGAAGAATACACAAGTCCAATTGTTAAAATATATAAAATGGATGAAGTATATATAATATGTACTGAAAACTCCATTTATATAACTTCCACACGAATTGAAACACGCAGAATTAGTTCATAATTTAATATTTTCATTTATATTTTCAATATAATATACTATATAATATGAATTATTATTGTAAATAATCTTTTTATGATACGAGATTTTTAGTAATTTACAAATATGTCGCAAAATACTTATAAAAGTATTATAATTTGTTGTGCGTTGTGTAAAATATTTCTTAGAAGTTTTATAAAATTGCTTTATATAGTTTATGAATTCTTCTATTTTATTATTAATTTCATATTTTTTATATATTTCTTTATTTATATATAAATAATCACCCTCTTTTATACAATATATGTCTAAATAATTATAAACATAGGTTTTTATAGAATTTGAACTTATATCATTTATAAATGTATTACTCATTATATATATTATATATAATACTTAAAGAAGAAGACATATTACCTCTCTAGTTTGTGTTAATTATATTATACAAGTGATTTACGAAAAATATTATTTCAATGTTATCTTCTTCGATGGTAAAATGATTATTTATGTAATTTATTATATATTTAATTATCAAATATTTCTTTTCTTCATTAATATTTGTAGTGTTATTTTTTATATAATATAAAAAATTTTCTAAAATATCAATAATGGAATGTCCTTTATGAATTAAGTTTAATACAAAACTAACTGCTTCTTTTTTTTCTTTATTTATACAATGATCTATTAGTTCATCATAATAATTTATAATTATGTTTGATTCAATATCTAATTCTTTAACATCATTTAGCGATTCAAAATTATTATATAATAATTTTATCTTTTCGATATTATTTATTAAATTATTTATTGAGTTATTTGATAAATTAATTATGTATTTTTTAATATTGCTATCAATATTGATATTTTCTTCGCGAATTATTGTATTTAATATATTCAATAAATAATCGCGATTTAATGGTTCAAATTTTATTATATCTAATAAGTAAGAAAAATTGCTATTTATTTTTAGTATATTTGAAGTAGATAATATAAAATATATAGTGTTTTTATAATTTTTTACTAATTCATAAAAATATTGCTGAATTACATCTGAAAACATTTCCACGTCTTCAATTACAATTATTTTTTTATAACTATTATTTATACAATTGTTTATAAATATTTTGACTTCATTTTTGTAAAAATGAATGCCTTGATCTTTCAATAAACTAATATAACATACATAACTATTTATTAAATTATTGTTATTATAATAATGTTTTATTATTATGTTAATTAAACTTGATTTTCCACACCCTGATTCACCTTCTAAAATTAGATTAAAATAACTGTTTTCCAAATATTTATTTAATAAATTTTTATTATTATTGCTCAATAATAAATCATCTATAGTTTTTGGTTTATATTTATGTATTAATAAATTATTCATAATTTAAATTATTATAGTATAATAGTTATAATACTTTAATATAATATGAGTTATAATATATTATGAGTTATAATATATTATGAGTTATAATATAATAATTTAAGTAATAATCTATTATAATTTAATATAATATGAGTTATGATAACTATTATAATATACTGAATTTATCAAAAAACGCAACACTAAATGATATAAAAAAAGCATATAGACAATTATCTATAAGATTTCATCCGGATAAAAATAAGAATTGTGATCCTGAGCAATTTAATAAAATTAATGAAGCATATAGTAAATTGCTTGATAAGTATAATAGCAATAGTACATATAATGTTGCCGAAACGTATAATGCTAATGCTAATGCTATGAATAATGCTATGAATAATGCTAATGCTATGAATAATGCTAATGTTATGAATAATGCTAATGTTATGAATAATGATATATTAAAATATTCTAATTCAAATATGAGTTCTAATTTTAATTCAAATTTTAATATTAATCCAAATTCTAATTTTAATATTAATTCAAATTTTAATTCAAATAATGCCGAAGATATTACTACAAATTTAAATATAAGTTTTAATGAAGCATATAATGGATGTAATAAACCTATTGTGGTAAATAGAAAAATAACGGTAAATAATGTTATAGGCAATGAAATAGAAACACTTTATATACCTATACCAAAAGGTATTGATAACAACGAAATTATCACCTTGCCAAATAAGGGAAATGTGTATATTTCTAATGGAATAATTAATTATAGTAATATTAAAGTTATAATTAGTTTGTTAAAACATGAAGTGTTTGAGAGAAACGGACTAGATATTATATTTGTTAAAACCATAACGCTAAAGCAGGCATTGTTAGGATTTACTTTTAATTTAAATCATATTAACAATAAAAATTTTAAAATTACATGTTTCGAAATAATAAATTTTAATTATGAAAAAGTGATTCCTAATATGGGGTTTATTAGAGATACTTTTGTTGGAAACCTTATTATAAAATTCAATATAACATTTCCACTAACAATCTCTCAAGAATCAAAACAACTTTTGGAAAAAGTATTATAACACTAAGGTTTCAATATTAATTTGTTAATAATAAATATTTGGATAAGTTTGTGTTGGCTTCCAACACCTCTTTTGAATTCAACTTACAAAACCAATTATAGTTATTTCTTTTTAATAATTCATCAGATGGCACATATAAACCATAACATTTGGCATTTAGTTCTAAGAAAGTTGAACTCATAATATCTTCTAAATTGATTAATTTGTTATTTATATTTTTGGTGCCTATATATTGCCCATTTATTAAATCGATTTCGTCATTTTGACTCTTCATTAATAACCATTTATTTACTAAATCTTCAATATTTGTACTATTTGAATAATCAGAACTATATAAAATTTCTAAATGATTAATAAATTCTTTCATTTTTTTACATTCTTTTATACATCCAATAAATTTAGTAGATGGCATAAAATGCATAATATGCGAATTGGAAGATGTATTTTTGAATTCTGCTGTTACCATTTTATTATTTGTTAAAATATTTTCATAGATTTTATCTAATGATTTAAATAATATAAATGAATTTTCTATATATAATCCCCCGTAACTATATAATAATTTCATAATGTTTAATGTTCTTAAATTGGATTTAATAGGGTCCGAAACTTTGTTTAAATCCATAGTATTATTTTCTAATAATTTATGAAATGAATTATCGTCGATTATAATAATATGGAAATATTTAGAACATTTATTTATAATTGATCTTATTGTTAAATATATATAGTCTTGGTTTAATTCATTGCTGTTTCTAGAACCAAAAGACTCCCATAACCTACTATTTTTAGCATAATCAATATGTAACCATATTATAGGTTTTTTAATAGCACTTAATTTGTCGATTGTATTATCTACATCATCATTTAACAAATATTTCTTTATTACATTTAACTCCTCTAATTGTGTATTAGAGTCTACATTTAATTTAAATTTTTTATATATATATCCTATAACCATTAAAAGTATAATACTAATAAATAGATTGAAAAAATTTATTTTTTTAATATTCATATTATATATACTTTTATATATTAAAATTTTATTATATATGTAATAAAATTTTTAAAGCAATTGCTTTAAATTGCTCCAAAATTTATCATTGTTTTTCTTATTAATTTCATCTTGTTTATATAAATTATATGCTCTCATACATGATATGTCATTTTCATCTTCTTTAGTTTTATTCAAATATTTATTTGCCTCGTCATTTTTCATTGGAACAACAGATTGTTGCGTTCTTTTGAATTTTATATCATCAAGTGAAGTGTAATTACTTATATTGTCTTCGTTTGTTACTGGTATTATACTTTCTTCGTGTGCTTTCTTCAAATCTTCATATTGGAATTTACTAAATAATCCCGAACTGTAATCTTCTGGTTTTGAATTTGTTAAATCACAATAGTTAGTATTGTTAAACTCGCTAATGTCTTTCTTTTTTATTAAATTATGGCTTCTTAGCACTTTCTTTTTTTCTTCCATTATTTTGTGTATTGAATTTATATCCGTACATTTTACTGTTTCTTCAGTATTACTGGTATTAAGCCAATCGCCGTATCCATTTTCTTCATAGTCATTAGTAATTTTCATACTAGTAAATTGCTCGTTAAACCATTTATTGAATTCTTGTGCGGATTTTGTGTTGGTTATTTTATGTATTAATTGTTCGTTCTCTTCATCTTTTTCTACAATATAATTTTCATTATAATTATTTAAATTTGTTAGGGAACTGTGTTTCTCTCTAAAATTATATATGTTAAACAGAATTTTATAGGCACTTGAGAAAAATAGGAAATAACTTTTGTCTAGTCCTGACTTATCAGGATGACTTGCTAGAACCCGTTTTTTCGCACTCTTTAAATCTTCTTCATTAAAGTGTTTGCCTATGTTAAATAGCTTTAATATGTCATCATAATCATAATTAGTAATGTCTAAATCCATGTTATTTAATTAATATTATAAATATACTATTTATAATGTTAATATTTATTCTTTTTATACTATTACTTCATTGAAAATATTAAATTATTTATATATTATATTACATAGACAACAAATTATGGGGTAATAGTCTGATGACACACAAGAAACATTAATTGAAGATAAATATATAATGCTTCATTTTATTGAATAATTAATTAATATAATGAACCTTTTTTACTAGATTTAATTTCTTTTTTTTGTATGCCTTCTTTTCTTATATTTTGTGTGTCTTTTGGTGTGTCTCTTTTGATATCCTCCACCTCTACTCCAACCCTGATATAAAGGATCAGATTCGCGCGATCTGTTAGGATCGAACCTCTCTCCAGTACTGCGGTCTATTTCATACGAAGATGAATCCGAAGATGAAGACGAAGATGAAGACGAAGATAAATGTGGATCATATTCCTCGTACTCAGTTGGAATTTTATTTAAAAGTTTCAAATGTAGTTTAAATGTCTTTATAATAATGAAACATTTAAATATCTGTTTTTTAGTGTTATACCAATCTTCCATTAATTTGTTAAGCGAATTTATCTCGTCCTTTTGTAAATTGATCGATGTTAAACATTCGTTTAACTTAGTGTTTTCATCCTCTAATGCTTGAACTGTACCAGTCTTAGTCTTAAACATTTTACTCACAAAACCAAATCTTGAAGGAGGGGGTAATGTAGTACAAGATTGTTTATTATTTTTTAGTAATTCTTTTTTTTTGTTATTGTTTTAGTTAATGTTTTTATATGTTCTTTTTGAACTTGTGCTACTTGTTTCGAAAAACTGTGTATTTCATGCTTAATTAATGTCTTGAAAGATTTTTTTTGTCCAACTAGTAACTTTTTAGATCTATCATCTATGTATTCTTCCAATGATCGTGTTCCGGTTCCGGTATATTCTAAACGACCACTTCCATAATGCTCCTTGACTACTATATTTATATCCTCTATAATGGATTGTATTTCGGTCTTTGCCAAGTTATATGCTGCATCTTTTGCGTCCTTTCTCTTACTCTCTGTCTTTTCTGCCAAGTTATATGCTGCTTCTGCCTTTTCTTTCTCTTCTGCCCCTTCTGTCCCTTTTGCCTCTATTCCCTCTATTCCCTCTTCTGTCTCTTTTTTTCCTAATGCCTCTATTCCCACCTGTTCTACATCTAATGCCACTTCTTCCCCTTCTTCCCTTTCTATCCCTTCTGCCTCTCCTGTCTCACCTGCCTCTTCTGCCTCTTCTGTCTCTTCTGTCTCTAATGCCACTTCTTTCCCTTTTGCCACTTCTATCCCTTCTACCCCTTCTGGTTCTGCTTCACCGCCTCTATATGTCTCTTTTCTTAGTGTATTAGTGCGGTGTTTTCTTCTTAAATTGAACGAAGGAAAATATATTTGTCCTCTTTTTAGTGATTTTATTATTTTATGTTTTTGTTTTTTATTAGAACTTTTGGTATATTTTTTTTTTTTAAAGTTGTCATTTATTATATACAAATATTTAATTTTTTAAATTTATTCAATTTATTTAATTTTTTTAATTTATTTAATTTTTTTAATTTATTTAATACATCAATCCTCTTCTTTAATATAACTACTCGTGCAAAGTTTCCTTATTATTTTTTCCTCATTTTGTTCTTTGTTATTTGCTATTGCTACTAATGTATGTGTATAATAATTTTGCTTAGATTCATTATTTTGAAAATCTGGGTTTTCTTTTGTCCATTTACTTAATGCACAAAATTGTTTTGTTGATACATCCTTTATTGCTTTCTTAATTTTCTCTTTATTTACATCTTTTTCCCAATTGTCATCATCTTTTATATATAATGACTCGCGCTTTATATCTGTACAATGAATAGGTCTTTGATATAATCCTAATTTATTCATATTTTCAATTATTACATTACTTAGGCCATTTACTATTCCATTTTGCTTGGTATAATCTAATTGTTGTAAACTTACCTGTATTGACTTTATAAAATCACTCATATTTATAGCATCTTTGCATCGCTCATTTAAAAATACTTGTATATTAAATTTGTTATTTTGTATATTATTGTTATTATTATTACCCACCTTAGGTATTAATTCGCTAATCTGATTTTGTTGCTTCATCATATGATCTTGTTGCTTAACAATAATCTCTCTCATTTCTTTATTATCATTTAGTAATTTCATAATTAGATCGTTTGTAAGTGTTACTTCTTTACTAGAATTTTCACAAGTAATTTCGTTTGTGCGCTTTTTTGCGCTTTTTTCATTAAAAAAATTACATTTTTTCTTATGATTATGTAAGGATCCCCTATATGGATATGTTTTTCCACATTCGCAAGAAAAAAATGACACTGTGCTATTTATTTTTGCGCTTTTTGTTGTATAATGTTGTATAAATGTTGTATTTTTATGTTTGGGTGTCAAAAGATGTCTGCTATAGTCTGATTTCTTGCTCGTAGTGTATTGGCATTTTTCACATACAAATAAAAGTGCGCTTTTTTGCGCTTTTTCGGTTGTCATTGTTGTATATTTATACAACAAAAAAACTCCTAAATCATTTTTTTTTTATAATTTTTTTTTATGGTAAGGCGTTTTTTTCATAAATTTCTCATTTGCGAAACCTTGATGGTGCGATAAGTGAAAAATGTGTGTTTTTCAACGATTTTTTATAAAAGCTTTTAAAAATGTAAAAATGGACATTTATAAATGTCCAAAACTCAAAAAAATTCTGAAATTTATTTTCGCGAAATTGTGCATTTATACTATTTCATGGTATTTATTCTTTATTTATAATATTTATTAAAAAATATATGTGCTAATAGGGGTAATATTTTTTATAGTATGCCCTAGTCCCCCCAAAATACAAGAAAAATGCGAAAATGCGAAAATGCGAAAACTATAGAAACTATAGAAACTATAGAAACTATAGAAACTATAGAAACTATAAAATAAAATAAAATATAAAATAAAAATTATATAAAATAAAGATATATATATATTTATAATGAGTGAAACAATTGACGAACATAGTTTAAAGTTAAAGTGCGAAGCATTAGAAAAAAAGGAATTGATTGTTTTAAAATTTACTGCTGACTGGTGTGGTCCGTGTAAGCAGATCAAGGATTTATGTAATCAATTTGAAAAGCACAAACCAAGTTCTATTCAATATTATGAAATAAACATTGATGAGTCAATTGATTTATACATGAGATTAAAAAGAATGAAAATGGTAAATGGAATACCGGCGCTTTTAGCATATAAGGGTGGAACAAAAGAACATTGGTTTATTCCAGACGAGGTTCATTTGGGATCGGATAAAAAAGGATTATTACAATTCTTTGATAACTGTTTAAAGTATGTGTCCTAGAATTTTTTAATAATTTATAATTTATAATTCATAGTTTTTAACTATAAATTATAAAGTATGGAGAGAAGTGTGTTATTATTATAATTTTAATAATTTTATTTTAATAATTTCAATATGTTATCATTAAATTCCTCAGTGCCTATTTTAGGGAAATGAACGTGTCCTTCGTAAAAATATTTACAAAACGCATAACTAATTTCATAATTAGTGGCATAATGTTCTTTATATTCTTTTAATAAATAATTACGAATATTGTCGGGTAATAAATTTAAACTATTAATGGGTAATACATAACACAACAACACTTTTTCATTTAAAATGTTATAGTTTTCTTTAAATCCTAATTCGCTATTAAAGTATGGAATATGCGCATACAAATCACATAATAATGGGGGATAGTTATATTTAAAATGAAGACTCCAGTTTTTACATTGCGACGAATAATAGTAATAAACCCATTGTAATGTTTCTAGGTAATTTGTACACAACGATTCTAACTTATTGGAATAGTTGCTTTTTCTAGAGTCAATGTCACATAAACTATAATAATATCTATGTTGCCAATCTTCTTCGTGAGGATTAATAAAATTCTCAATATTTCTCTCCCAAGATGGCATACAAGAGAATTTAAATTCTATTTCTTCGCTATTATTTTCAGGATAAAATTTTTTGGACTGCTTTGTTCTAACATTATAAATTTCTTTTATAAAAGTTTCCTCATTTTCGGCAATATTTTTAATATATTTTTTAAAATTATTCCAATTAATAGAATTATTAACTATTAAGTTTTCATTTAACTTAAATAATTTTTTATATAACTCTAATAATACAGTAAATCCATTTAATCTAATATTTAATGCTGGAAAATGGGGTAAAAAGTCATTACCCAATAAGAAACATATGAAAATGTAATCCCCTATTTTATTATAATAGTTGCTATTATATGAATTTTTAACATCCTCAATTATTGTTTCATTTGATAACTCATTAACAATAATATTACCCAAGTAATTAATATTAATTATATATTTTTGTTTAGGATCGAGAGATTTGTCAAGACTATTAATAAATAACGGTGTCTCTCTATATAAATAAATGTTTTGCGTGTATTTCAAATGATTTAACGATAACATAAATAAATCCGCATCCATACCATATATTACATTATTTTTTGACATAATACATGTTGATTCTCTAATATAATTAAATATTTTATGTTCGCCTTCTCCATGCTCATTTGATAAACTTAAAATAATATTTATTTGCTTATTTTGCCGATTACAAATAGTGTTTTTAAAATGAATAGCAATAGCATCATTTAAGTTACTCATAAAAAGTGTCCCAGGAGTAATAGCACATGTATCCCATAATATTGTCTTATTAAATATTTGGTTTTGATATGCGGATTTATAACGCCTGTTTTTTTGTTGATTAATCTTGGCAAAAGGCGGAACCCCATCAAAGGCAATATAAATATTTTCACTAGGATTAATAGTTTTTATGATCTCTTCTATTTTAAGTATAACATGTTTTATAATATAATTTTCAAATTGAGATGTATTTACAAAATCATTAAAGTTAAGACTATCATATATGAGAGAATTGCTATCTATGAATAAATTATGAATGTTATATAACGCATCGAGTTTTGATATAATAGCGCTATGATTTTTAATTAAATAACTAAAATAATAAGGAATACCCATAGTAATATTTAATAATATGAATTATTAAGAAGTCATTATATCAATTTTACATAAAATAAAATATAAGTTGTATAAGTTGTATAAGTTGTATAAGTTGAATAGTTATGTATTATATAATATAAATATATAATATAGGTTATATTTAATGAATATTTATGAAGAAAAAATAGAATTTTTTAGAACAGTAATAGATGATATAATAAAAGGAATAAATTATTATAATAGTCTAAATATTATAACAATTAATGATTATAATAACGCACAAGAAGCATTGGAAAAAACAGTAAATTTAATAAATACAATAAATTATGAGAATATTGTTAATGACTTACAATATATTAATAATAATATATCATCATTAGTAAAACATTACGGATGCTTTAAGTTCGAAAATATATTAAATATATGTTTATCAAGCAATTTTGCCAATAAAAATTTTACAAACAATAATATGCTTTTAAAATATAAATTACTTGAAAAATATCTACACCCTATAAGTTATAAAATTTTAAATTGGACTAATAATACGCCAAAACTATATAAAGAAGTATCAAAAAACAAAATATTAGATGACAAATCTATATTGGAAAGCAACACATTAGAATGTTTCGATTTGGCAAAAAGCGCCAAAAATTTTATTATTAGAGTATATGGTATTAAGGTCGTAATACATGATCATAATAATAAAAAAACATTGGTAATAGACAACATATGTGATGAAACATTATTGAATAATAGTAGCAACATCTATATAATAAACAAAAAAATCGCAATTGACAAATATATTGACGAAACCGGCGCACAAAAAAATGAATTATTCGATAAACAAATATGGAGCAACTTTTGTAATAATTTATTACTAAAAGAATTACTAATTTACAATAATCAAGAAATATATAATAAGTATATTTCTATTATAACTCAAGTAAATTCATATAATCAAAAAACATTAGAAAGTTTGGTTCAAAGTTTTATAACAAGTGATTTATTCTATCAACGAACAATAATAATTCAATTATTATTATGCGACAATAAACTGGATAATTTATACATAGCAAATTTATTATTTGATTTACTATCAGACGATAAACTAAATAATGATAGTAATGAGCAAAAAAAAATATATAATAGTTTAAATTGGACTTGTAAGAAACATTTTAAAAACGCACTACAAAAAACAGTAGAATTCAGTAATGAGTTATTAAATTTTGACGAATCAAAAATTCCATTAGAACAGCAAATATGCTTGATGAAAGTGAATAATAATGTCAAAGAAAAGGCGATGCAAAAATTAAAAGAATTAAAATCTAAATCGGAAGAGTCAGGATCAAAAGCCAGACAATACTTGGATGGACTATTAAAAATACCCTTTAATATTTACAAAGAAGAAGATATATTAAAAATAAAAAATGAAATAGGCAATTTAGTAAATAATTTAATAACTCCATTAAAAAATAATAATATAATTAACAACACTAGCAACACTAGCAACACAAATATTAGTATGCTATTTAACGAGTTAAATAATATAGACCAAAACAATAATGTAAAAAATACAAGTATAATAAAAAATATCAAAAATAACAATTCAATAATAATAGAGGAATTATTGGCACTAATAGTAAATTATGTCGAAAAAAATAAGAAAAAAATAACGCTTATGCTAGTAAAGTCAATTAGAAACCTACATACTGAATATGGACTAGACAGCACTATTAAATTGACAAAAGAAAACATAGTTCAGTTTATTAAGTCTATTAATATTAATTTATTAATACAAGATAAAAATAATGAATACAAAAATTTACAATATTTACACGAACTTATATTACTATTTAGTCAATTAATCAACAGCAACTATTTTAATTATTTATTAACAATTGAAAAAAATGTTAATGCAATAGTTAGAAAAAACGATACAATAGTAAAATACATAAACACATTTAATAGTATATTGGATAGCGCAGTTTATGGTCATAAAAATGCCAAATTACAAATAGAACGAATATTAGGTCAATGGATAAGCGGCGAATCAAGTGGTTATTGTTTTGGATTTGAGGGATTGCCTGGTGTCGGAAAGACTAGTTTAGCAAAAAAAGGAATAGCAAATTGTTTAAAAGATAAAAATAACAATCCTAGACCCTTTTCTATGATTGCTTTGGGAGGTTCATGTAATGGAAGCATATTAGATGGACATAATTATACATATGTAGGATCGACTTGGGGCAAAATAGTTGACATATTAATAGAGCACAAATGTATGAACCCTATTATATTTATAGACGAATTAGATAAAGTTAGCAAAACAGAACACGGTAAGGAAATTATAGGAATATTAACTCATTTAGTTGATAGCACTCAAAATACTGCTTTTCAAGATAAGTATTTTGGTGCTATTGACCTAGATTTATCAAAAGCACTATTCATATTTTCATATAACGATGTAGAATTAATAGACAAGATTTTATTAGATAGAATTCATAGAATTAAGTTTGATATGCTAACATTAGACGATAAATTGATTATAGTTAAAGACTATTTATTGCCAGAGTTATATACAAAATTTAGATTACATGATGTCGTATTATTTCAAGATAGTGAAATCATATTTATAATAGAACATTATACAAACGAATCAGGAGTACGTAAATTAAAAGAAATATTATTTGAAATAATATCTTCTATTAATTTAGAATTATTAAAAGGGACATTTATACATGAACTTCCGTATATAATAAGCATAGAAACTATTGAAGAAATATTACAAATTAGACATAAAATAAGACATTTAACTATAAATAACAATCCAGAAATAGGCATAATAAATGGACTATGGGCAAATACTTTTGGTAATAGCGGTATTTTACATATTGAATGTAAGTTCTTTCATAGTTCCACATTTTTAGATTTAAAATTAACAGGATTACAAGGAGACGTTATGAAAGAGAGTATGAGTGTAGCAAAAACATTAGCACTGAGTTTATTAAATAACGATGAATTGAAACTGATTACAAAAGAGTTAGAAGAAAGCAAATTACAAGGAATACATATTCATGTTCCAGAAGGAGCAACACCCAAAGACGGACCTTCAGCAGGTGCAGCAATAACTATTGTTTTATATAGTTTATTAACCAATAGAAAAATCAAAAATAATATAGCAATAACAGGTGAAATATGCTTACAGGGTAAAATATCATCAATAGGAGGATTAGATTTAAAAATACTTGGTGGAATACGCGCAGGTGTTACTACCTTTTATTATCCAAAAACCAACGCAAAAGACTTTGAGAATTTTCGCAAAAAATATGATAAAGATTTAAGTAAGTATTTATTTATAGAATTAGAAAATATTAATGATGCTATAGAAGAAATTATTATATAGAAGAAATTATTATATATTAGTGATTAATATTTTTATTATTATAAAATAAAAATATTATATTAATCTAATTGACTACTATGAGTAATAGCCGCGTCAAGGTTGATCCCGTGGCACCGAATAAAGCACTTACTCCGCCTACCACTACATCTCATTCTCCACTTCCAATAAAAATGACGCTAACTAACTTATTTCAGTATATTTCTTTCACTTCACCGGTATTAGTAATATTTTTTATAACTTTATTTTCAATTATGGAAAATACTATGGAAAAAGGATTAATATATTGTATTGGAATACTTATACTTGGATTTATTGTAACTATGTTAAAATATACTGCAAAACAACAACAAAGTCCTAATGCTTCGCCATTTTGTAATATAATGCCGTGGCCTTTCACTAACGTCTCGAGAACAACTAATGGAATATTATCATTTCCTTCAATGAGCACTTCTATATTATCGTTTTCGTCATCATATTTAATTTATCCGATGATAAAAAATAATCAACAAAATTATCAACTATTATCATTTTTAATAGCAATTACTTGTTTAAATGCTGCTGTTGAAATACATCAAAAATGTGGGAAAGTTTGGGAAATAGTAGCTAGCATAGCAATAGGAGCAGGCTTAGGAGCATTATATTATTTCTTATTAAACTTGTCTAATAAGAGTAATTTAGTTTATTTTAGCGATACAATAAGTAATAATGTTCAATGCACTAGACCAACAAATCAAAATTTTAAATGTAAGGTGTATAAAGGTGGGAACGCTATAACAGACAGTTAATATTAATTAATAGTCTATATTAAATCATTTTTTATGGCAAATAGTGCTTCTTGAATTTTAGGAAAAATTAGATTTTTATGAAAACTAGAAGACATCAGTTGTGGAATATTAGTATTTGTAGTATATATTATATATATGTTATTATATAGCGCATCAAAATTTATGTTATTATATTTGCTGTCCAAACCATCATAACAGAATTTGGGTTTATTTAATTTATTATTAATAGCATTATGAAAGTTGAATAAAAACATTTTAAGATCATTCTTGGTTTTAATGCTATTAAAATCTATTTTATTTAGCATAAAAGTAGCATCTCTGCTACAATCAGGGCAGGGTAAAGTGTTACATATTGTTTTAATAATATAAAAAATGTTTTTTTTATGAAACTCGAATTTGTCCTCTCTAATTTTATGTGCTATTGAATGAAATAAATACCAAATATTATTGCCCCAAGTTTCTTTAGAAAATGACATTTAATAATAATAATAATAATAACTAATAAAATAATTTAAATTTAAATACATAATAAAATAAATAGCTTAAATGAACAATAAAGAAATGTTTTTAAATTATTTAAATACTTGTGCTGATTGTAATGAAACAAGCAACAAATGTTTAATTAGTAATGAATCATTGGCGTGTAATTATATAACTTTAGAATGTAATCATAAGTTTAATTTTATAGAACTATACAATGAAGTACTAGAGCAAAAGACAAAAAAAATACAAGATAACTCTAAGTTGAAAGTACATGAAATTAAGTGTCCATATTGTAGAACTATAACAAGCAAATTATTGCCATATTTTAAATATTATAGTTCTAAATTAATAAAGGGCGTGAACTATCCACAAGAGTTCTCAATAAAATTGAATGAATGTCAGTATATTGAAAAAAATTCAGAACTATGTGGGAAGAATGCTTGTATAACAAAATTTGGAATTTTTTGTAATAATCATATAAAATATAATATAAAAGAAGAAGAAATTCTTAGCAATATAAGTAATGATGTTTTGAATTTTTATAAAAAAAAGACAATTCCAGATTTAAAAAAAGAACTTCGCGAACATAACATCAAACTGTCTGGAAAAAAAGAAGACCTAATATATAGATTACTAATTTATTATGAAAATATGAAATAATTAGAGTTTATAAGATTATAATATATTAAATGAACTAATGTAAAAATTAATTAATATTATTAATTAAATAATATTAATATGGGAGATCAAAAACAAATATTGATAAATACAATCAGAGAATGGGTTTCTATAAATTCAAAAGAAGTTGCTTTACAAAAACAACTAAAAGAGTTAAAAACATCTAAAAAACAATTATCAGATACTCTAATGAAAGTAATGGAAAATAATGAAATAGATAGATTTGATATAAATAATGGGAAATTATTATATAAAAAAAATAAAGTAAAAGCACCAATCAACAAAGATTATTTATTAAAAATGTTAGATGATTATTTCAAAGATAACCCCGAAATAGACACTTCTCACGTAAGTGAATTTTTATTAGAAAATAGACCTATAAAAGAAAAAAGTATATTAGTTATTAAACAAAATAAATAACATTATATATTAAATATATAATGAATAAGATTGTTATATCACTTGTTATTATAATTATATTAATATTTAGTGGATTTATAATGGGTAAATTTTTTGATGTAGGGTTGGCATATTATATGCCATTCCTATTATGGTTTATGGCACTATGTATATTTAATATGTTTTTAGATGAAGGTCATGTTAATATATACTTGAAACCTACAACAAATTAACAACACAACAACACAACAAATTAACAACAACAACAACAAATATATGTAAAAAAAATAATAAACACTCATAACCACTATTTTCAATCAATATCACTATATTCAATAAGCGAACCACTTGAATTAACTCGTTCTATTGATTTATATTCGTAGTGGTCTGGATAAAATTTAACCAATAAATATTGAAACAAATTGTTAAGTAATTCTTTTATCATTTATTGCTTATTATATAAATTCTTGTAAATTTATATAATAAATGTTTTTTATATCAATTTTTATTCATAGTTATAATCACAAATGTTAATCACAAATGTTAATCACAAATGTTAATCACAAATGTTAATCACAAATGTTAATCACAAATGTTAATCACAAATGTTAATCACAAATGTTAATCACAAATGTTAATCACATAATAAATTGTTAATAAAATTATTTCTATAATTTACAACCTCGGGTTTAGAACAACTATTATTAGCAGTAACTTGTTCCCCGTGTATTCTATAATAAACTAAGTTTTCTTGAATATTATATACTTTGCCAAATTTTTTTAATAGTTTTAATTCCAGTTCAAAATCGTGACATACATTGTCTGCTGTTAGACTATAATTACCAACTGCTAAAACTGCTGATTTTTTATAACATACACACGGATGATTTATGATCCAATGCGAAGGAGATTTTTTATAGTCTTCCCAAGTTAATAAATACTTATGATTGGTTTCTCCCGACAAAACTTTAGTATTGTTAATTTCTTTTAAATAATACGCATTACAACCAACAATAACACAATCTTTGTTATTTTTCATAAATTCTATTTGCTTATTAAAACGGTCTGCTAGAGAAATATCATCGCTATCAACTTTAATAATAATTTCCTCAGAACACATCTCAATACCTTTATTAATACTATAACTAATCCCCATATTTGTAGGCCATTTTTTATAAACTATTTTAATAAATCGTGTTTTATTTTTAAAATCATCAAGCGTTTTCTCTAACAATTGCGTGCTTAAGTCATTTGAACCATCATTTATCCATACTAACTCTATCCCAAAATGTCCGTTTTGTTGCTTTATTGATTCTAAACATTCTGCTACATATTTATGATTAGTATTATAACTGCTTATTAAAACAGAAACCCAAGTTTTAGGTTCTTTATAAATATCTTCCAATTCTATTGAATTCATAATTTCATAATTTTGTTTTGTTGAACCCCATTCTTGATAAGCATATACAATCGAATGACCCATATATTGAATTCCAGTAGCATGTTTTGGTAAAAAATAATAACTCGGATAAATAACCACATCTTTAAATAAATTTGTTTGAAGAAGTTTTGTTAATAATTCGGGTCCAACAGTTTGCCAAGCCATTTTACCCGTTTTAGATCTACTAACCTGATTTGCTTTAATATAATCAATAGCACCTCGCGGCAATGGATGATTTTTAGGAAATGCCATTGTTCCTGTGGCAACCAAACCCTGTCTTACATTTTCATTTTCATAACCACAAAATGGCTTATTTTTCTCCATTAAATTGTTAAACGGAACAATACATATAGAGTCAGCATCTACAAATAATCCGCCATAATGAAATAAAATCTCCCATCGTATAATATCTGCTTTGCCATTTATTTCTTCTATAGTATTTATTTTGGAGACACATTCTAATTGAAGACCTCGCCTAATTATTTCTTCTTCATTCCACATTATATATTCGTAGTCAGGGTGTTTGTCTTTCCAAGTAGCCATAAATTTTGAAGGTCTCGGTTTATGACCAATCCATAATTGATGTATAATTTTTGGAATAGGAGAAGTCATATTTAATATATTATTTAATTAACATTTAAATAATATTTAAATAATACATAACTATTACTTAATTACTTTATTACTTAATTACTTTATTACTTAATTACTTTATTACTTAATTACTTTATTACTTAATTACTTTATTACTTAATTACTTTATTACTTAATCATATAATTTTTTAAAATATTAACATGCTCCAACGAAACAGATTCATCATAATATACATAACCACCTACGTGTAAATATTTATCACAATACGGAATGGGGAACCTTTTACTGGTTTCATTTATATATATATGAAACGAGGTGTGCACTAAACAATCAGTACTAATGTTTGGATATATGTAATTTCTCAAAAATTCTTGGTCTGTATATCTTCCTGTATTATTCAAAGTTAATAAAATATTTGTCCAACTCGGAATTGTGGGTAATTTCTTTGTTCCAAACATTCCAGCATTTATTGGAAATAGTGGGTTGTAATGATGTGGATGATCTCTCATTATGTGAAATAGTTTTCCAGATTTTAACCACTCATCTACTGCTAATTTCTCTCTTAATAAGATTCGCGTATCTGTATCTCTTGACAAATTAACATTAACACTTGGATCATCAATTGTTTCAAACCTCCATGTCATTGGTTTTAGTTTAGTTAAATCTCCTGTTCTAAAAATTATTTTAGTATTAGATAGTTTTGCTAGTTCAGTTATAGTTTCCGATGGAACACTGGTTTTATGAATATAGAACCAACATTCAAAGTCCGGATATAGCGTTAAAGCAATTCTTGCATTTTGTAGTGCGCCTATATTATAAGTAGGATCTGATCCCCATAATGAGAATGACAGAACATTTACCATTTATATGTTTAAGTTTATAAGTATATAAATACAAATATATTTATATATTTATCAATAAATATAAATATGAAATTAGACTGTGTATTAACAGCAACAAATGAAAATGAGATGTATATAGATTTTATACCTATATTTATAAATACATGGAAAAAATTATACCCAAATGTTGATATTAAAATAATATTAATTGCCGAATCTATTCCCGAAAAATTTGCTTCATATTCTAATTATATAATATTATTCAAACCTCTTGAAAATGTATTAACAAGTTTTACAGCACAATTTATTAGGTTATTGTACCCGTGTATTTTAAATTACACTAACGGAGTTATTATAACAGATATTGATATGCTTCCAATGAATAATAGTTATTATACTGAAAATATAAAATCATATGATTCTGATAAATTTATTTATTATCGCGATAACGTATGTTTTGAAGACCAACAAATAGCAATGTGTTATAATGTGGCCACTCCAAAAGTATGGAGTGATATTTTTAAAATCAATTCATTGACAGATATTATAACAACAATAAAAATTGTATATTCTAATAATAATATACTTGAAGGACACGGTAATGTGGGTTGGTTTATTGACCAACTCGCCTTATATGATAGAGTAAAAAAATGGAATGAAAAAACAAATAATTTTATTCAACTTAAAGAAAGTAGTACCGGTTTTAATAGACTAGATAAGAACACTTTTGATATTAATAATTATAATATTAGAACAAATATTGTAAATGGTAAATACACGGATTATCATTGTTATCGTCCTATGAGTAAATATTCACAAATGAATTACGAAATTTATAATTTACTTCAATCAAATAACTGAAATAAAATAATATATAATATAATATATTATATATAAAATAATATATAATATAATATAATATATTATATATAATATAATATATTATATATAATAAATGTAATATAATATAATATAATATAATATAATATAATATAATTTACTTCAATCAAATGACTAATAATATAATATAATATAATATAATATAATATAATATAATATAATAAATATAATATAATAAATATAATATATAATACATATTAAATATTATAATGACTAATATATACGATATAGTTATAATTGTTATAGCA